TGGGTATTTAGTTGGATTGTTTTGGCTCCATGTTGTTGCCTCACTTACACTATTGATTGTTAGTTTTGGCATTTTTACTTGGCTCATGTTATTACCGATGCCTAGCTTGTTATTATGAACCCAACTATTATATAGTCTCATTGGGATCGTGAACATGTCTAGTTGTACTTTTTCACTTCCTAGTAATGGTCCTAGAGTTGGGTGTGTCATTACGTCAGCGTCCAGTTTAATTTCCCACACGTCCCCGGGCATAGCAGGTTGTATCATAAACGGTACTAATGTTCCTGCACTCATTGTTGATCTCCATGCGTTGCTCAGATCGTGTGTGCTTCTTTCGAATCCTTGTAGGTCGACTTTCTGTTTCTTGCCGCTACCTAAGCGGTCTCCACCGAGTGTTACTTTTTTCATTCTTATTTGGTTTTTTGGTTTTCAATTTCCATAATGATTGTGATTAGGTCTACTACTATATTCATTGCATTGAACTCTACATATAGCTTTAATTCTTCTTTTGTCTCTGCTTCCTTTAATTTATACTGTCCGAAGGTTAGCAGCCATTTATCATTCCTTCCCTTTCTTACCCATAATGGGCTACCATTTATTAGTTCATTATAATTCTCCGAAGAGGTTTCCTTGTTCAGGTTTTCTTCTTGTAATGTATTCGTATCTAACATTGTATCTTTCATGATCTACGTGTTTAAATTTTTTAATTATTTGGTATTTTTTCAAGTCTTTATTTGTAAAGTTTCTGGTATCAATTTTTGTACCTTCTTCGTCGTAATATTCCACGGTGGTGAACCATTTTTTACTCTCATACATGTTATTTAATTTTCGAATTTATAAAACTTTTATGATCTCCTCATATATTTTTTATTAGTATATTATTTTATACTTATGCGTTTTTAATTTTTACATATATTTTTATTTTATATCCTTGAACCCTTTGCTATTCTTGACTTTCTCTTTTAATTTTCCTGGGATCTGTCTAGGATCTGTTCTGGATTTGAATTACTAAATCTTTTAGCTCTGATCAGATCCCGTTGTTTGTTTTCCCAGTCTGTTTGATCATAGTCTATTTTGTCGCCTATGTATCCGTCCTTTTCACTTTCTTCTCTTTTATATTTTAGTATTTTATTGATACTTTTTAGATCTGTAGTTTCTACCTTATGTCCTCCTACCCACCTTGTTTTTTGGTTGAGTTTTTCTATCCATAGTTTCTCTTTTTCTTCATCTGTATACATTTTATTCCTGTAATACATTGGTAATGCTAATTTGTGTCCTTGTTCTGTTCTGTATTTATCACTTATTCTGTCGTGTTCTGGTCTTTTATATGTACTACCAATACCAGAGCTGCATAGTATAATGGGACGGTAGTAGATGTGCTTTCTGTCTATTTTGGTCACATATTTTATCATGTAGTTTATCGATTTACTATTAACGTAGTTTTTTTTTATTTCGTGCGGTCTTGGATGCATAAATCCATATTTCCATGTACTTCTTATATTCTCTATACTTTCTTTTGTCCATACTATCCCGTGAATGTGCAAGTGTTCTGTTGTGCCTTCCCCTAATTCTGTAATCAGCCAATGTCTGATACTTTTTCCATGGTTTTTTCTCCATCGTTCTAACCATCTTCTTACTGCTATCGTAGCTATTGCGTTGTCTTTTTCGTAGCCTTTGTATTTCTGGTCTACGTAATCGTTTAGTTCTTTCAAACTTTCCGTGCTTAGCGTAAGTGTAATAAACCACGCTCGGCCATTGTCTTTTACCTTTATTTCTTCTTTTAATCTTATACGCCAATTGTTTGATTTCTGCTTGTAGCATTCCTTGCACTTTTGACACCCAATTGGCACTAGTAGAGTTCTGATATCTGTCATCCATGGTGGTATTCCTCCGTTCTTTTTATTTGGTTTGTATTTTGGATTTTTTATCAATTTTGGATATAAACACATTTTTAACATTTTATTTTTGTTTGCCATTCTTGCCCATATTACTTTTTTTTGTTTAGCGTACCACGGGCTATATCTTATTTTCATTAGTATCTTAATTTTGGTTTAGTGCCTTTATTTCCCCAATTTATATTTCCCCCTTGTTTTTCGTAACCTCCTTTATACGTTGGGTTTCCTTTTATTGCAGGTGCTCCTCCTTTTCCTGCTACACTCATTCCTATACCTATCACACCTAGTACTTTTCCTATTTCGTCTGAGTCGAACCCTGCGTCTTCTAGGTCTTTCATGAGTTGTTGGTTTTTGGTGCTTGTATTGGTTTCCCAGTCCATGCCCTTGTACATGATTTCCTTATTTCTTTGGAATATCCCTTCAATTGTTGCTTTAGTTTCTGCCTTTGTCTTTGTAATTTGTTCTGTTGTTAGTCCTGTCTTTTCTCTTGTTAGTTTGTTCTCTAACGCCATTCCAATTAGTTGAGTTTTGATTATATCTATTTTCTCCAGTTTTGTGCTTTCGTCTATCCAGTTGTTTCTAACCATTTCTTGTATCTCGTTAGCCTTGTGTTGTACTTCCATTCTGATTAGGCTTAATGCGTCTTGTGTGCTTTCTCCTTTAATTTTCAGCTCTATTTTGTTGATTTCATTCTGTGTTTCTTGTAGAGCTTGTGCTGCTTTTTGGTTTTCTATTCCTTGTGTTAGGCTTTTTATTTGTGTTTGTCCTAGTTCTGTGTCTACTCCTCCCAGTTTGTTTGCTTCTACTTCTTTCTTCTTTGTGTCCGCTTCTGTGTTGTCTAACTGTGCTTTCATCATTGCTAATTGCAATGTATTTTGTACAGATTGTGTTATTTCCATGCCCCCACTTGGTGCTGATCCGCTTTGTCTGTTTACTGTCTGGCTCTGTGTTGTTCCTCCTGCCCCGCCTTTTGCGTACATTAGAGCGGGGTTTAATCCCGCTTCTTTCAGTTGTTTTACTTGTGCCTCATATCCTGTTTTATTGAACAGGTCTATTTGTTGCAAGTGGTTTCTTTGACTTGCTGCCCTGTCATATTTCTCCTGCAGATCGTTGAGTTTCTGTTGTTGGCTTATTTGCCTTCTGTCGTTTACTCCTTGTAGTGCCATTCCTAGCCCTGTTCCTACTAGTCCACTTACTGCTCCTGTTAGTATATCTCCCATTGTTTTACAATTTATTGATTATCAATTAATTATCTATTTTCGTGCTTTTTTCAAAAGCTCTTTTACCTTAGTTCCTATATTAGTATACGTGCGTACCAACCCTTTTTTGAAAAGGGGAGCACGTATGCTCCCCCTGTCTTTTGGGTTTATTCCGAGGGGGTTTCGGCTTCTTTTGATTCCTCCTTTTTCGGGTTTTCTCTTGCGTCTCTTTGGGCTAGTTTTCCCTTAGCCACTGTGTCCATGCCTTCAATCGCAATGTCCCACCTATCAGTCCTGATATTATAGTCTGCAATAACACCGTCTTTCCTTTCTGTATATATTGTCGGTGCACTGTCACTAATCGGTTCATTATTTTCGAGGATTCTTCTAACTTTTTCCTCCAATTGCTCTCCTTCATAGAATTGCATTTTGTTGTTAATACTTGTTTTTGGTATTACTGGTACTTTGTACATTTTATTCATTTTATAGGTTAGGCATTACTTTAGCACTCATTTTCCTTCTAACTGTGGTTTCTGTTGCTACTTGCACCCAGTAGTTCTGTGCATCTAGTGCCGTTTCTGCGAATATGAAATTATACTTACTTGGATCGATGTAGCTTGTTGCGTCTACGATCGGATTTGTTGCCATGTCTGTTTCACTACTCATTTCGTATCTTCTGTTTAATGTCATAAACATTTCACTGTCTTGGTCTGCGAAGTTTCCAAAGCTTCTATTATAGTTTGTCATATAGTTAATCCATGCAGGTTGTTTTCCTACTGCGTGATTCCTTTGCGTTGTTCCATCAAATGTTGCTCCAAACCATGCCATTTGTTCCGCCATTAGATCCTGGAAACCTATTTGGTCTAAATGTGGTTTGTGCCAATCGTTCCATGTACTTAACCTTGTGAACCAATCGTTACCCTGTGAGTAGTCTATCCGGGGTGTGATACTAATTATTCCCATGATGAATGACAATTCATTCACGTGAATTACTACGTGGCCGCCTTTGTGTTTACCACTCATTCTTCCCTTACCCGCTAACGTTCCTAACGGTTGTCCTTCTTGTGTGTTGCTACTGTATATCTCTTGAAATACTAGCTCTTTGCTTAATCCGCCTTCATACATTGGTATCTCTGGAGCTGCAAATCTTTCATGGTCGTAGACTGCATTTTGCCAATCATCATAGCTTCCTCCACTTACTGTGATTTGGTTTAACATTCTGTAAACCTTATACGCTAGTTGTAGCGTGTCAATATTGAAGTATCCCGCTGTGGTGTCTACCCTTGTGATCTCGTTTACCCCTCCGCTTCCGCTAATTGTTTCTGTGTTTAACCAGTTGTTGAATATATCACTTTGGTACGTTTTTACCAATAGTCCCTCCTGGTTATATCTTAACGGCAATACACTTCTTTGGTGTAGGTCTGCCGTATCTGGTAGGCTTCTTTTGATCAGTTCAATGTCATTGTCATACCCGTATTCATTTACGAAGAATGTTGTATCTCCCCTTGTCCCAAGAATTGCCTCCCTTATGTCATCTATTTCAGTTAATCTGAATGGATATAGTTGTGGCGGTCTCCTATAGCTGATCTCTGCGCTTTGATTCCAGCTGTCTATATCTGCGTTAATACTTGGTTGGAATTGAATCCATATATTTTGCTTACCACCCCACTCTTGTACCGATACATAGATATTATTTGGTATCGGTGTTACTGGTGCTTCATATACAATGCTTCCTTTCGCTATGTCGTTAATCGTTCCCAGATTTACAGCACCGTCTGTAAATTTTACTTGTTCTAGTGTGATCGGTATATTCCAGTTGGCTGGTGTTTGATCTACTGGTTCTAATAGTATCACGAACCATGTTCCAGTCACACTTTCTATGCTCATCGGTGTTACTGTTACGTCTAATAGTCCTGTACTTGGTTGTCCTCCAAATACTTTTGAAATATCTGTTACTACTGCTACTGGTGTACTGATCACCCAAGCATTTTCTTCTTGTTTGTTTGCGTAGTAGTTTTTGAATATATCCCAGTATCCTAATAGTGGTATTGCTCCAAATCCTTCCTCTTTGAAGTCGTGTGTTGGACTTGTGTTTCTCCTTGGTCCACTAATCCCCAGGTATTTTAATACGTGTGAGTTATTGATTGGGTATTTAGTTGGATTGTTTTGGCTCCATGTTGTTGCCTCACTTACACTATTGATTGTTAGTTTTGGCATTTTTACTTGGCTCATGTTATT